TAACAGAGGCAGTAGTAAGACATGACGACACACTCGAGACTTTATTGCGCAAAGTGCGCCTCGCCACTATCCTTGGTACCATCCAGTCTACCTTCACAAAGTTCCCCTATCTGCGGAAGGTGTGGCAGAGAAATACTGAAGAGGAACGGCTTTTGGGTGTCTCCCTCACTGGAATCTATGATAATCCCCTTCTCACAAAACAAGGAGACAAATTAAATGCTATCCTCAGCGAGCTACGAGAAATGGCTAGAGCAACAAATACAGAGTGGGCTGCTAAACTTGGAGTTCCTACAAGCGCAGCTATCACTTGCGTTAAGCCTTCCGGAACAGTATCACAGCTCGTTGACTCGGCTTCTGGAATCCATCCAAGACACAGTAAATACTATGTCAGACGAGTTAGAGGCGATAAGAAAGACCCTCTAACACAATTTTTAATTGAACAAGGAGTACCCTATGAACCATGTGTTTACAAACCTGATCAAACGATTGTTTTCTCCTTTCCTCAAAAAGCTCCTGCCGGTATTACCCGTGCCGACGTCACGCCGCAGAGCCACCTTGCGCTCTGGCTCACATACCAAAGATACTGGTGCGAGCACAAGCCCAGCGTCACCATCTCAGTCGAAGAAAAAGATTGGCCAAGCGTCGGAGCATGGACGTGGGAAAACTTCGACGAAATCTCTGGTGTTTCCTATCTTCCCTATGACGGAGGAACGTATCGCCAAGCCCCGTACGAAGAGTGCACCAAAGAACAGTACGAAGAACTCAAAGCCAAGCAACCCAAAATCGACTGGGAAGCGTTTATCGAAAACACAGACAACGTCGAAGGCGCGCAGCAATTAGCTTGTACAGCGGGCGCTTGCGAAATATGAACTTTACACAAGATTGGTTTTCATACAATCTGCCACACCTATCACAGCTAATACAGATATTGCCAGCACGGCAGTCTATCCTTGAGGTAGGCTGCTTTGAAGGCAAAGCAACGTGTTGGTTTCTTGAGAATGTGCTCGATGCTGATGGTACGATGGTCTGCGTAGACCCTTTTACTGGCAGCATGGAACACAGCGAGATGGATCTGTCTGGGCTTTATAAAACATTTACCGATAATGTTAATGAAGTTAAAAAGCCAAGTCAAAACCTGCGCGTGTTTGATACCTATTCTTATCAAGCCTTAGCCAAGTTAATCATTGAAGAGGCGCAGTTTGATTTGATTTATATCGATGGCAGCCACATGGCTGACGATGTGTTTGTTGATGCTGCGATGGCGTGGGGTCTACTCAAGCCAAAAGGTATCTTCTTGTTTGACGATTACGCATGGTCGCCAGAGGGTTTTAATGATTACCAAAAACCCAAAATTGCGATTGACGCGTTTGTAAAAGTGTTTGGCGATCAGCTAGAGATTAAACACATTGGGCATCAATTAGCCGTACAAAAGATTTAACAGTTTTCACATGGCGGTGAGTTGGGGGCGGCTTGTACAGCGCCCCTTTTTTGTTTATAATAGAATTTCCGCAGATGCGTCTGTTTGCCTTAGGAGCACTTATGATTTATAGCATCGACTTTGAGACCCGCAGTAAAGCTAACCTACCCGATGTGGGCTTAGACATCTACGCCAACGACCCCACAACAGAAGTGTTGTGTATTGCGTTCGGCACCCAACCTGACAATGTGTTAGTAACCGACAAAGTTAATAACCCACACTACGGGCATTTTTTATCTAAATTATTAGACCATGTTGCCAACGGTGGCAAAATCCAAGCATGGAACGCCATGTTCGAGTACGCAATTTGGGGCTGCGTCTGTGTACCTAAGTACGGCTGGCCACCACTAAAGCTAGAGCAGTGTATTGACTCCATGGCCATAGCAGCAGCCAACAACGTGCCACAGAGTTTGGATGATGCTGGTGCCTTTATGGACAGCACCCATAAAAAAGACGCCATTGGCGCCCGTTTGATTCAGAAGTTATGTAAACCCAATAGGAAGGGAGAATTTGAAAATGACCCAGAATTACTCCAGCAGCTATTTGACTACTGTGCCCAAGACGTTAGAACAGAGATGGCGATTGTCAAACTACTACGTCCCCTCACTGCTGACGAACAGCGTGTCTGGGAGCTCACCCAGCGGATCAACCTACGTGGGGTCCCAGTGGATCCAAACGAGCTCCAAAACGCCGTAAAAGCCGTTCAGGGAGCTCAAAAAACTATAGATGAGGAGACCCTACAGCTCACTGGCTGTAAGCCCTCAGAACGTGCTAAATTGCTTCTGTGGCTAAACCAACGAGGAGCCGAGCTCCCCGACCTGACCGAGAAGACCGTTTCAGCTAAGTTAGTGTCTACTGACTTATTTGATGATGTGAGACGTGCGTTAGAATTACGCCAAGAAGGAAGCCAAACTAGCGTGGCTAAGTACGCTAAGATGTTGGAGATACAACGAGATGGAAAGATTAGGAATACTTTGGTTTATCACGGTGCGAGTACTGGTCGCTGGGCTTCTCGCGGCGGACTTAATCTTCAGAACATTGCACGCCCTACTTTGGAAGATGGACAAATTGCATCGGCAATACCTAAAGTTTTTGGGCAAGGTGTTGGTACGATGGACGAACTATCCAGCTTGGTGCGTTCCGCTATTAGTGCGCCAGATGGACAAACCTTCGTGGACGTCGATTTTTCATCCATCGAAAATAGAGTCGGCGTATGGCTTGCGAGCCAAACGGACAAAGTAGAACTATTCAGAAAGGGATTAGATGAATACAAAGTCTTTGCGTCGCAGTATTTATATAACGTACCTTATGATGAGGTTACGAAAGACCAACGGCAGGTTTCCAAGTCGGCAGTTCTTGGAGCAATGTTCGGACAAGGGGCTAAAGGACTTGTCAAATACGCTGAAGGGATGGGAGTAAGCCTGACAGAAAATCAGGCTAAGAATGCTGTAGACAATTACCGTATGTCGTATGCCAAGGTAAAAGATCTATGGGCTGCTTGCGAGAAAGCCGCGATTGATGCGGTTAAGAACCCCGGCAATCCTTTTGCGGCAGGTAGCAAGATTGTGATGAAGTGTGATGGCAAGGCGCTATGGATGCGCTTACCATCAGGCAGACTTATCTGCTGGCAAAGGCCAGAGCTCGATCTGCTCACCACTCCGTGGGGTAGTAAGAAAATGGGTGTTGTCGTCCATTCCCAAAACACTTACAGCAGGCAATGGAGCCGCAACGCTCTTATTGGCAGCTCGATATTTCAATCCGCTGTTCAAGGAACTGCCCGGGACTTTCTTGCCGTGGCTATGCTTAATCTTGAAGCGAATGGTTTTCTGGTAATCAATAGCATTCACGATGAGGTACTCCTCTTAGTGGAAGAACAAAACGGGGAGTCCGCGTTGGAGCAGGTCATTAAGATTATGACTACGCCTCCAGTATGGGCTCCCGATTTTCCTCTTGCTGCTGAAGGTTGGCACGGTAAACGTTACCGCAAGTGAACTAAACCACCAGCACGTTTTGGCACCACTACAGGCAGATTACCTTGATCATCTGGCTGTGGTGGTGGGGTTGGAATAGGCTGCGCGTTTTCGTAACCTTCTGGCGAATAAATCTGAACGTTTTTACCACCACCAATAAGTTTGTAAGCAGTTGGCTCCGCCGCATTAACAAGTGCGCCGGTAGCAGTTGGTAAGTTTTGACGTAACTGCTCACCAGCTTGCTTAATAAAGTCTGGACGCTCTGTTGCCAAGTCTTTTAACAGATCTGTACCACCTGTATAGCCAAGTCGTGTTGCCACGGAAGGAATAGCTACTGCAGCAGCTGGAGCAAGAATGTTTGCCACATCTGGACCAGCACCAAATTTTTGTGCACCAAAATGACCTAACGCCCCAAGACCGCCACTTAATACACCGCCCAAAGTAAGTTCGTACCCAATTTTGTTTAACATAGTTCCAGGTGTGCTTTCGGATTCTATTTTGTTAACTAGGGTTTGTACGTTAGCGTTTTGATTTTCGTAAGCGTTATCTAATTCTTCTTTTTGGTCCAACTTTATTTTGTCAAGCGCTTCTTTTTCTTTGGCATCTAATTTACCATGATGCTCTTCTAACTGTGATTTCCACTGATTAGCTTGATCTTCTATTTTTTGTCTTTTTGCGTCTAAAAGTTTAGCGGCTGCCAAAGCATCTTGTAACTGCTCATCGTTTGCTGCGGCATAACGTTTAATAGACATTTCTGGTTTTAAACCACCAACTAATTGTTCAGGCGTAAATCTACCTTCATCCAACATTGATGATTTCAATCCTACAGCGCGTTGAGGACCTTGCAGTTGGCTATAGGCCCTGTTAGCGTCTTTCATTAACTGACCACCTTCAGTATCGCCAACGTGATCTAGCCAATGACCTTTAATATCTTTTAGGGCACCAGCTAATTCAACATCATCTGCATTACCTTTAGTAAGCAAATTGTATGCGCGGTCCCCCAATTTTTGAAATTGAGCTTGCCATTGAACTGGTGAAATTAGTTTACTATCGCCACCTAAAGCAATTATCTTTTTAACTTCTTCGTCTAACCCCGGAACATCTGGATTATCTTCAACAACTTTTTTTAGCTTTGTTTCTAATTCTGGTGTAATTTTAATAGAGCCGCCAAGCTCAGGATCACCCAATAAACCAGTGGCTTTGTTATAAGTTTCGCTTAATCTGTCTTGAATATGTTTGATAGCATTACTACCAACAACATCTTTTGGCAAAGTTAAAGATTGACCATTTTCATCTTTTAAATGAGATAGTACTTTGTTAAGGACATCTAAATGATACTGATCTTGTTCGTTGTTTAAATTTTCGTGCAGTTTAGCAACATTTTTATCATATCTATTTTTGCTATCTGCTTTTAATTGATTAGTTAATTGCTGTAACGGATGTTGACGGCTATCGTATGTTGCTTTTAATGCAGCATTTTCTCTATCTTTTTGGTTGCTTAACGCTTGTTTTCTTAAACGAAGCATTTCCAACAAATTTCTATTAGAGCTTTCTGCTTGCCCTTTAATACCAGCGCCGGGCAATACACGCAAGCCTCTTTCAATAGCCTGAGCTGCGCCACCCAAAGTTTGTCCTAAAGTGGCCCCAGATGTATCTTCAAACCCCGGAATACCTTTGGCACCTTTGAGAAAACGAGAAACGTCAATACCTTGTGCAGCAAGGTCTTTTAAACGTTGTAATTGTGGTGAAAGAACTCGTGACACCCCGCCAACCACCTTTTCAGCCGCAGGGCCTAAGATAGCACCAGTACCAGCTTGTTCTGCTTTTTCTGGAAAATAGCCGGGTTCAGTAATCGATTTACCTGTAGGCGTAAGTAACGAAGCACCTGCGCCAGTTGTAGCTGCTTTAGCCCAGTTAGGCAAATTAGCAAAATTACCTTCCATAGTTTTAGCCAATTTGGCAAATTTAGGAAGAGTTTTAGCACCTTGATATGCAATATCTAGCTCTTTAGCTGGTAACATAAAGCCGGCAAGATCACCAACAATACTTGATATGGAACCACCAAGACCAGACTTTTTCTTAAACTCTTCGTCCATTTTTAACAAATCTTTGGCTGGCTTATCCCAACCAACCATTTCTGCTATGGCAGCAGGTGGTTTAGCTAAACCAATAAGAGCTCGCATAGCAGATGCAGTAGCTGGCTCAAATGTTTTTGCTAAAGATTTTTCTTCCTTAAAAGGGTCGTATTCAACTTCTTTTAATTTACCTTTAAAGGGATCGTAATCGACTTTTTTTAAGCCCATGGTTTAGTCCGGAGTCCATTCATAAGTTTTGCCATCTTGTATTACGTATACTTTATCAGCATATTGCCCCACACCCCAACGTGCACCTTCAGGAGCACCTTTTGGCAAAGGCTTACCAGATGGTGCGGCCGCTGCCTTAACTGCAGGAGCGCTTACACCTAAATTTTTTGTAAGGTCTTGTTCATAAAGACCGCCAGGTTTCATATAATTAGCAAATGCAGATTTTTTGTCTAAAACGTTTGGTCGAGTAATAAACGTATTTAAATTATTTCTAGCAACAATAGATGCTTTTTCAAACTCTAAAGTTCTCTTTAAGAATTCTTTTGGATCATTAATACTACCAATAGTTTTTTCAAATATTGCAACGTCACGGTCAGATAATTGACCACCCAAAGCAGTTTTAACATTACCAACAACTTGCTTTTTAAGAGCTTGATCAACAACGTTTTTAGTTGTTAAATCTTTTAATTGTTCGTCTGACAAATCGCCAAAGTATCCTTTAGCTTGTGTAATGGCTTGACGGAAAGAAGATCCTGGACCAATATCAGATTTGGGATCACTAACAATTTTAAGGGCATCATCTAAATAGCGTACCCTATCTTTGTCATTTAAAATTTGTTCACCAAGTTTACCGCCTGTGTTTTTATTAAAATCTTCGTTATTAGCTTGAACGTTTTTAGTAAATGTTTCAGCAGATGCAGAACTACCTGGTGGCAAACCGCCAGTGTATGCTGGTTCTGTTGTTTTAGCGCCAGGTTTAGTTAATTCCCAATGATTTTTATCATTTGGAACTGGTTGTGTAAATCCAGCATCAATTAATTTTTGACGTTGATCTGCAGTTATTGGGCCCACATCAATTGCGTTACCAGTTTGGTGTTGGCTGTAACCAGGGAAAGCTACAGGAGGTCCGTTGTAACCAGGTTTTTTGCTATTTAAATATAAATTATATTGTTTGTCCCAATCGCGGTCACCGCTAATAATTGGAACACCTAACGAAGAAGCAACTTGTACAGCAGTTCCTTGCTCACCGGTTGTATATGGTGTAGTTTGACTTGAAGGAGCCCCGCCCATACCCGGGCTGTATGGAACTTCAAAGCCATCTTTAACTGTCTTAAATACGCCGTAACCTTTTTCAAGCACTTGATGTTTAAGAACGTCTTTTTCTGGTCCTTCAGGCATGGCATTAATTGCAGCCATATTTTTTAATAATTCAGTTTTACCTTTAGTTTCATATTCTTCAACCATTCTATCAATAGCGTCAAAATCTGGAACAGGTTTATTAAGATAGCCGTATGCAACAGCTTGTAACGCTGGTGGTAAGCTATCAATTTTTTGTTGAACAGGAGATTTTCTTCCGCCAGCTGGTTGCGTTGCTGTGCCGCCAAGTGTTGGAGCATTGCCGGTTGTTGCAGATTGTGTGCTTGTACCGGCAGGCAAACCTAAGTTGTAATTCATGGCTTGTTGCTGATTAGCTAACTGAGCACGCATAGCAGCAATAGATTGGCGTCTAATTAAATCTTCTTGCTCTTCTTTATTTTTTTCTGCAGCACGTAAAGCTAAAGCACGGGTTGGACCTTCTGTTCCGCCCGCGCCCCATGCTGAAGTATCTTTTATACCTTCAATAATTTGGTTTAAAGGACTTTGACGTTGGTCAATCATTTGCTGCATATTAGCAAGCAATTGTTGTGTAGATGCTTGATCTAAAGGAACGTTACCCTTTGGAACAGCTTCACCTTTTGTATCAAAACCTAAAGTCAATCCGCCTGTTGTACTAGTTGGCATATTTATTTCCTATCAAGGCCCTTGCAATAAGTATGAATAATCTACACCATCTGATCCCATACCTGTTGTTGGGTCCACAGTTACTCCATCTGGAATAGCATTTTGCATAACACTGCTAGCCGCGGTATTTCCGTATGTTGGATCAGTTATAACATTTCCGTTTGCGTCAGTAGTTTGACCAACACCCGGAGTGCTATTGCCAAATAAACCACCAACTAAACTAGCAATTGTTGTTCCTGGAGAAATTGTATTTAGCAACGCATTTAATCCTTGTGTACCAGTGTTTAAACCGGTTAACAAACCCCCAATTTGGTTGATTGGGGCTAATTGAGTTGCATTTGTGGTTGTTGCGCCTGGGTTTACGGCAGATAAAATATTTGCCAATTGGGCAGTTGATGTTAGGGGAGCTGCTTGTTGAGCTTGACCCAATGTTGTTTCTGTTGCAGTTCCTTGCTGCCCAATGTTTCCAAGTGCTGTGCTTGCGTTTACACCAGTTTGCTGGTTTGTTAAAGCAGATTGCATTTGAGCAGCAGCAAGGTTTGCTTGTGCGTTTGTTAATGCTGTATCGGCAGCAGTTGTGCCACGTAAACTACCAAACTGCCCAGAAGCAACTGCAGCTGCGTCAGCGGGGGCAGTAATTTGTGGAATTAAAGTTTGAAGTTGTTGGTTTTGAGCAGCATATAAACCACCTAACGCAGTGCTGGTATTTGGTGTAACTTGACCAGTTGTTGGGTTTACAATCCATGGATTCGCCGCTCCAGAAGCAATAGTTCCTAAAGCTCCCTGTGCTTGGGTGAATGGATTGTTTGGCCCGCTAAGATTATTAATAGCTTGCCCAGCAACAGTGTTTTGCAAAGTTGGCGCGTTTGCTGCACCAGAAACAGCATTATTTACAACGTTTTGTTGTGCAGTAGAATACCAAGATGGCAGCGTTGTTTGCGCTGTTGTCGTATTAGTTAATAGATTACTTAAGCCGGCCATTATTTTTTAACCTTTTTGTTAGCTTCTAACAAATAAGCCAACGGACCTTTACTATCCGGTGGTAGATGTTTTGCGTCATGTTTTTGTTTATGTTCTCTGATTGTTTCTAAAAAATTATCTAATACTTTAGAACCACTATCGTTACTACCATTACCTAACGAAGATACTACGTCAGCTGGAATTACAAACTCACCATTGGCTAACATAGCTGGAACATCATCGGATGTGCCGTCTCCATTACCTTGAACATATCGATGTTTTAAACCGCCTTCGCTGTAAAATTCTGGTGTATGAATACCTTCATTGGTTTCTACTCCGCCGCCAGTATTAAAATGAAATGGCGAAAAATGTGGACCAATAGCTGCAATATTTTCAGCTTGATAAGTTGGTATATTTAAACTTGCGTGTTTACCCATTGATAGCATTCTATCTGGATAACGAATTTTATCAGGACCTGCCGCGTAATCATATTCTTCCACATTACTACCTTCAGCATATCCCGGAACTGATCCACCGGCCGCTAATGTAGGAGTTGTCATAGGAGTTGCAGGGGCAGTAACTCCTGCAGAAGGAATATCAGTATTGTATAATGGTTGATTATTTGAAAACGCCGCAGGATCTGGGTTAATTGTTCCCATTTTACCCGGTGTATAATTCGGCTGAATAACTTGGCTAGATGATGTGCCAGTATTTGTTCCAGTGTTGGTTCCGGTATTTAAATTAGACAAACCAGAATTTGTAGTGCCGGAGCCTTGGTTTGTGTGCGTTCCTAACGTTTGAGCAGAAGGAGCTAATAAAGTATTTAATGCTTGATTTGCAAGAGTACCTATAACTTTATTGTTAAATACTTTACCAAGAGTGCTTTGCGAACCATCAGTTGGAGGGGTTGCCTCAGTATCTGTAGCTGGAGTAGATTCAATTACATTACCTTGGGCATCTGTCGTTAGGGTAGAGCCATCATCAAATGTTTGAGTAATATTGCCGGATGCGTCTGTAGTAGCGCCGGTTAAACTATTTGCATTAGTTATACCTTCTTGCGCTGTACTTAAAAGTGTATTACCTGATGAATTTAAAATTTCACCGGTTGAAGCATCTAAAAGATTACCACCACCAGCGTCAGTAATAAGACCTGAGGAAATAAGGTCGGTTGGTGCCATTCCAGCGGATAACATTTGACTTGCAGTTACACCGGCAGAAGCCATATCTGAAGCAGATATTCCAGCAGCCATTAAATTAGATACTGGTATTCCAGCTGAAACCATATCTGCTACTGGCACACCAGCTGATAACATACTACTTGCTGATACACCAGCTGAAACCATTTCTGGCACAGATGCGCCAGCTGCAACTAAATCTGAAGCAGATACTCCGGCAGACACTAAATCAGAAACAGCAGCACCTGATGCAAGGGCGTCGGCTGTTGAAATATATCCGGCAGCAGCTTGAGCGGCAACGTCAGATGAGGCCAGCGTAAATGCTGAATCTCCAGCAAACGATGATCCTAAAAAATCAGCAACCGGTGTTGCTATTAAATCTACTGTTCCGCCCATTATTGTTCCATTACTATCGAATATGTTTTCTCAAAAAAATTACCACCAAGTCGTTCTATCAATTTACCATAATCTAAAAATGGTTTAATACGAAATTGAATGCGCTGAGGTTTACGTTTTTTAATTTCTTCAGTAGTCCATTTTATAAATTTGTAGCCCAGCATACCTTTACGGTAATTCGGACTAATGTATAAAACGTCTGAAGTAACTGTTAAACTTTTTTTATAGTGAATATGGTTTATAACAAACCATAAACTATAACCAATCAATTTGCCGTCATCTCTGGCGGTGTGGATTTCTAACATACCCCTGTCGTACAACATATTGTACTGCTCAAGGTTTGGATCCAATTCTATTACATCTGTACGTTCAGCGATCTCGTCATAGTGATCTTTGAACAGCTGCATCGCTTCATTGGCAAAAGGCATGGGCGCCTCTTTTTGAAATGTAATCATCATTTTCCCCTATTCCTACATACACTAATGCAAAAATAAGAGTGTTTACGCCCTATCTTTTTAAAGGGCCATTAACTAAATTTCCAAACTCATGCGCCCAATCTTGCCAGCTATCGTAAGTCTGCGGGTCTGGCGTACCATACGGTTGAAACGCTGCAGACTGCGCTATTTCTCTAGCAACCTTTTGCCACTCATCTTCTGGAGCAAACGGTATATGGGTCTGGCTATAAAACAACACCAGATTTCCATTAAATTCATCCCAGCTAGAATAGTCTGGCAAAAACGGAAAAAACTGTTGGCCCTTAAGGACGCTCATCGCCTAACTCTTGGGTAATTAATAAACGACCTTGTTCATAGTTACCGCCAATCTCGTTAGATACTACCTGAAATTGAACTTCACGATGCTCAACGCGCAAATCAATTTTTTCAGTAGATGGGCTAAATACGTATGGTCCTGAATCTTCTACTTGTGATGCAGCAAATTTACGACCAATAATGGTTAAACTTAAATTGCCAGCTTGCACAAAATCAGGCTCAATGCGTCGAATGTGCATACGGCGATTATTACCGATAGCTTGTGTGTTGGCTGGTGTCGTTGTACCGCCAACCCAGCTAATATCGCCAGTAGTATAGCTTGAATAGATAGCAGTTTGTTCTTTAAACGATACCTGATCTAGCCCAGTTTCATGCTGCCAGATTGGGTAGCCACCTTGAATTTGATACGCCAAAGTGTTTGCCAACGGGGCCACGCCAAACGATGTAGCGCTGGTTACTAACGTTACACCATTAGCGCCAATTGCTGCATTAGAATAAAATTTAGCATTAGCAATTTGAAATACTGCATTTCCCGGCGCTTGACTAAATGTTAGATAAGACCCGGGATAAAATGTTGGTGTTAAATCGCCAGCAAAATATAACTGACTGGAATTTGCTGCAGGCAATGAAGCTGGATGATTAATAGTAACGTAGTCTTGACTAAACGTTACGTCATAATTCCAATCTGCCCACAGCGGTGTTGGAAACACTTCTGTGGTGTATCCGCAAGAACGTTGTGCGCCAACAGCTTGGCCAGCGTCATACCAAAGTTTATCTTTGACATTATAAATAATAGCATCAGTACATCAGTACATTCTGTCGCTGTGCCACGGGGATAAAAGAACCAAATCTCATTGTAACGTGGAACTTTGGTCGCCCATACTTTTTGGCGCTGTTGATAATTAAGGTTGTTAAATAGCCAGTTTACGTTTTTATCATTTGGCACAACCGTAACACGACCGTCGTATAAATAGAAACGGTCAACACCCATCCAATAATACAATCCATCCATCTCAACAACAGATTGAGATGACATAATAGAGATCTGGCTAGAAACAATATCGTATGTCCAATAGTTTGGCGCGCTGCCAGTAAATAGCACGCGAATCAAACTATCGGTTGCCCAGAACAATCCTGCTGGTGAATATGCACCACCGCGGATTGGCATACCAAAAACTACTTTACCAGTAGCAACGTTAACTTGGTTTGCTAATGGTCCATTCCAATCGGTCAAAGATTGGTTGGCATATATTGAACTGACGTTGTTATTAGCAATAAATCCGTTAGAACCATACACAAAAATAAATGGGTGCAAGGCGCATACACCTCCGTCTACTGCAATAGCTTGATATGTTGGTGATGTGCCGCTAGTATCAGCTAAACCATTAAATGTCCACTGTTCGGACGAATTGGGTAAAATAGAACCAATGTATACTTGAGATTTAATTGCATTATCAATATTGTTTAAATTTAAACCGGGGTGTGCAAGCAAATTAAGCGCTCCGCCCTGTGGATTATATTGATAATCGAACTGCCAAAGTAAATTGCTGTTTGCTGAAAAGTTATAGTTATACAACCACACATTACTAATAGAACCAGAATGCGCTGGTGTAAAAGTGACTACTGTATTAGGTGATGTGAATGTAGAATTTGTTACTGTATACGGTGCTACAGTGCCACTTTGTGAAAAAATAATTTGTGTGCCATTTGAAAATGGCTGTGTATAACTAGTTGGGGTTGCATTAGAACTATTAATTGTAAACGACGTTGTATTGCTAGCACTAATGGTTGTATTGGCAATCGGAAACTGAGAATAACCGGGAATAAATACTGCGCGGTATGGTCCGCTACCAATTCCTAATGATTGTCCAGTTGCAAATACATCTAAACCAACTCGAGTTCCAGCAAACACATAATTTACGCCATTGTAACCATTCATGGTCATACCACGCATGATGCCGTCAAACGTAGCGAATATTTCTTGATAGCCGCCCATTTTCTTAGGCACTTGACGCTGAAAACGGCACCATACACCATCAGTGTATTCTGGTGTTTCGAATATAGTACCGTCGCGTTTTATCCCGCCCGGTAAAGCCATTTTGTAAACTTGACTATACTGGGGCTGAATTTGTTGCTGTTGCGCTGGTTGTGCTGGCGCGACAGCCATTAGAACGTCCCGCCACTAATAAGGTTTGCTGTAAGCGTACCAGTAACAGTTACTGACCCACCAACTGAAAGTGATGCTGGAGTGCTAATTACAGGAGCCAATGAATTTGTGCCGTTTAAATCTAATATTTCTGTTCCGTTTGCGGTCACACCTAAAATACTTGTCCCGCGTAAATACATACCTGTTGCACTATCATTTACAAAAGAAAACGAGGGCGCTGTGGCAGATCCATTTTGTGCTAAAAATATTCCGGCGTTTGTCGTTGAAAGCGTAAATAGACCAGACGCTTCGCTAAGAACTAATGCTACTTGACCAGCCGATAAAACCACTGCAGCAGAACTACTACCAGTTGTATTAAATGAAAGGTTATAAGAACCTGATGTTGTATTGTTAATTAATACATACAGCTGGGTAATTGCTGGAAGCGTAATACTTAAACCTGTTGTACGTGTGCCAGATAGGGCAACATAGGTTTGAATGGTTGGTGCGTACGTTGTTAAATTAAACGTGCTGCCAGTGATACTATCAACGTCATACGTTCCAGAGGTAAAGGTGACGTTGTTTTGATTTGTTAAACCAACCGTAAAGAAGTTACCAGTGGTTGATTCGTAGTAAATAAATCCAGAATCACCGGGGTTAGCAGTAATACTAGACAAGCCGTTAATAACCGATGGCGTGGTTGTCTTGATTGTAAGTGTACCAGTTCCGCCGTTTCTAAAGCCAATCCACCAACCGGGGGACAAAGTGGTAAGGCTTGGTAGTGTGAATGTGCCAACGCCACCAACCCATACGTATGTATTAGCTCGGCTACTATTTGTAATTGAAGGTGATACTGATGTTTCAACAACGTTACTAGTAACAGCTAGTTGTCCCAATACCGTGGTCAATCCTGCGCCAGCCAACGAAGACGCATCAGCAGATGAAGTACCAGTGCCTAAGGTAATAACGCCCCAGCTACCGTTAACGTTAGCGGTATTATTGGTTAGGTAAAAATAAACTGTTACACCAGAATTAACTGTAACGCCATTTAAACCATTAATATCTGTAACGGTAAATGCCACAGAACCTTTATTACGGAAAAATATATCGCTGCCAAGTGATCCTTGTGTTGCGTCTGGCAGGGCGACTGACAATCCAGTGGTAGATGGCGTGCAATCCATAATGCGTGATGCAGGGACCTGCGTGCCACTAACTACTTGAGGCCAGTAAAGCTGTGTGTTAGAGCTAAACGCTAAGGCGTAATAGGATACATCCGTTGGTTCAATAACGGTACCAGTAAACGGGGATACAAATGATTGTGACATAGATTAGGGTTCCTGAACCGTTACGTTTCGGTCGATGCGGCGTTGGTTGTCTTCTTGTTTGAGCGCAGCCAACGAATCGTCGTAATATTGTTTCCAAATTGGTAGCTTGTCCATGGCTTTTAAATATCCTTGAGCTTGCAATAAAGAGCCAAACAACATCGCCTGTGGGCATTCGCGCGTGAACAGATTTTGTTGATTTTGTGAATCTAATGGCTGGATTTCGCTGTAATACAAAATTTCAATAGGGTATGTAGCATCAGGTTTTGGTGCAAACGCCCAATTGTTATAGTCGTAATCGGCGTAGTAAAGCGGTGTGCCAGAAGATGACTCAGCTTGATATTGCGCCACATAATCTTGGCTGCGCAGCAAAATAGGCTGGCCATTACATTTCATTGAAACTGTTTTACGCCAGCGTGCTGGTTTGTTTAGTACCACTTGATTAGCAGATAATGTTGTTTCTACTACCGTTAACTGCAAATACGTTTTTAACTGCGCTGCAATGGCAGACTCAGCCAAACCAATTAAGTTTGGAATCTGTGCTACAAATTGAGCGTCATCGCGCTCCATGTAGTTAATAATGTCAGCTACGAGATTATCGTAGGTCATTTGATATGCGCTGGTCATCGTGTATAGTAGCTGTAGTTAGGTTGGAAGTAGATTGGTGACTTATCACGATCTTCTTCTTCGGCTTGCGTACGTAGATTAAGTGCTAATTTTTCCAAGTAAGCAACGCGCCCCATATCAACACCGGGCAACTGCATCGCCAATTCATGGGTAAGCGCAGCTTGAATGTAAGGAATCCAACGGTTGGGCAGGTATAACTGATTAGTCAACGAGCCAACGTCCATCATCTGCTTTTCAATAATGAGCTGGAATACTTGGAAGTCGTTGGATGGTACAGGCCAGATATACATCTCTGGATCAATCTGACGGTTAAACCAGTATTGCAAAGAACGTACAGATGGAAACTGTTTGTTTGGTAAGTTCCAGTAGTCATCGCGGTTTAAGCGTGCTAATGGAATAACTTGTTGTGATTGTGCAAAAACAATTTGACGGCATGAAAATGGCGTCGATGTGGTAGAACGAATACGATGGTAGTAATACGGAATGGTCAGATTAATTGGGATGTAAGACCATGTACGGTCTTGCAAGGTTAGTGGCGTATCAAACGCAGCTTGCTGTTCCCATGTAATACCATCGTTACTTGTTTCGTATACCAAACCAGTATACGTTACGCTACCGTAGTTTGGTGCGTAGGCGTTGATACCAACGTAGTACACACTAGTTTGATTTTGATACTGAGCACCAAACCAGTTTTCGCTTACAGTAGTTGTACCAAAACCATTTAAGTTTTGATCAAACACGTTTGGTGAAGTTGAATTGTCAACAGGCAGTGCTGTCTCAATTTGTGGTGTCTGGATGTAAATCCAGTTTGCCTCGCGCACGTCAATCGTGCCCATTGGCATAGTAAGGATCTGCTGATTACTTTGCGCACCAAGGATGATATTCTCTAACAACCATAGGTTAACGCCGCGGTTAGACGAGTTCTGCAAAATGTAGAACAGCGCCTGCTTAGCGGCTTGTACGTACTCAGGTGTGATTTCTTCAGCTTGCTTTCCTGCGCCACGGAAGGCGTAGGAAATCATCTGATCAACGTCGACCGTAGTCTGGTTGTATGTATTAGAATAGGCCACGGCTTACTTCTTCCGTTTTGCCATACCACCGCGTTTTAACTTAGACAAATCAGTATGTTTTTTCTCATGCAGCTGATCATCGTGCATCTTAAATGCTTTTTTGATCATGGCTTTGTCTTGATTAAAATCGGCTTCTGGAACTGTTCCGCCTTCTTTGTAATGGCCACCAGCGCACATCATCTTGCAGTTTTGTTCAAAGTCTTTCATTAGCGTCCTCTTCCAGCTGCTTTCTTCATTACCTTCTGTGGCAGGTTGGCTTTAGCTTTACCAGCTTTAATAAACTCTTTGCCTACCTTTTTAGGAATGCCGATGTTGCTTTTGCCTGCGGCAGCAGCGTACATGGCTTTTTGCTGTTGTTTAGATTCGATTGGCATGTTAGTCCTGATTTGGATTTACACCAGATGGCATAGCGCCGTAGTTAGGTTGCTGTTGTGCCATAGGATTGCTCATTTGATTAGCAATTCCCGACAAGCCTGTACCATTACCGCCAGCTTGTTGCTGTTGACGTAATAGTTGTAACTGCATTGCTGGTGGCAACTTACGCATTTCTTGCAACAATGCAAGACGATGCGCATCTTCATAAGAGTTTGGACCAGTTAACAAAGGTTGTGCTGGCATGCCGGCAGACATAGGGGCTGTTTGGCTACCGGCAGCCATCTTTTTTACTTCACCGCCTTTTTTGTACTTGTTTGGTCCGCCTTTAGCGCCAGATTTGGCATCAGCCATCTTAGCGTTGTCGCTTACCTTCTTAGCTTTTGATGAGCCAGCGGGTTTGCTTTTCTCTTTAGCAACTTCGCTGCCCTTCATGGCTGGCTTAACAGCTGCCTTAGATGGAGCTGCGGCTTTCTTTGGCTTGATGTCTTTAGCTTTTTCAATGCTGTCTAAATCGCCAGATTTTTTCTTAGCGCCGTATACACCTACTGCGCCACCGTCTTTATATTTGCGAACAGTGCCCATGGCTTTCTTAGCACGGCCACCTTTTTTCATGGTGGTAGTAGTTTCGTCTTCAACATCAGGCGTTGTGCCTTTTAGTCCAGCAACCATTTGGCGCTTAGGACCTGCGTCTTTTTCTTTAACAGCAGGCACAGCCTTGCCGCCTTTTTTCATAATGTTCTTAACTGCTACAGAGCCGCCTTCTTTGAAGCACTGCATCTTGGGTAATGTCTTAAAGCCGTCCATGGGGTTTTCCTCGAGGTTATTGGATTGTAGGGTGATCAGCCCTTATATCTACTAATGCACAAAAACAGGGGTTTACGCCCCTAAAAACAATGCCCGTTCGCGTTTGCGGCGGTTGATAAGTACTTCTGGTTTATTCCAGTTTAGGATCGCATCTGCTGCGCCCTGCATGTCATTTTGGTTGATTTTCTTAACTACGGTAGAGTTAGAAAAATTAGTGCCTCCAATATTGAAACAGAGGCTGTATAGGGCGTCGAATTGGTGTTGCTGGAGGGGTACCTTTACCGAGGTCTCAACGGCCTCGCTACACCACTTTAAATCCTTCCTAAGCAGCTCTTCTACCTGATCATCTGTCAGGGTGGCTGTCAGCAGATACTCTTCATCGGTTTTGATGAGGTGGCCAACACCAATCGTCCAAAGACCCTTGGAGTCTTGGTACGCCTTGTTGCGTGAACCTTCTTCTTTGGTAATAAAGTCTAGGGTGGATTTTGCGATTGCCATGAGGTTTTCTTCAATCTGGGTATATCGGTTTGTGAAGTGAAAGGCTGCAATTATGCCTAAACACCACATTAGTACTACTAAAGTTTTTTTCATTTTGGCTCCTTTCTTTACGCTAGTATAGCGTAAATTGGGGGGTCACTTATTTACTTAGTGAGTCGTATTGGGCGTAGCAGGCTTGGAGGCTGGAGCGGAGGAGGTCTGCTCTGGCAGCTTCCCTAACAAGAAATTCTGCATCCTCGGCAGAAAGGGCTCGCCCAGTTCCGTCTTGTCCATTTGCGGCGTCTTGGGCGCGACTGGGACGTTTACGCAGCTCGCTAACAGCATCGAGCAGCTGAGTATTAATAGCTTGAATTTGTGCATCTTTTTCAGTCCTTATTTGGTCTGCTTCTGCTTGGTGTCGTTGTTCGGTTTCTTGGACAAGTCGGGTTTGTTCCAGCTTATATGTTTCAAAGCGGCTAGACTCAAAATGATACCCGCTATACCAAGCGGCAGAAAAAATAACAGCAGCAGCAATAATTTTGGCATAAGTTAAAATAGATAAAGGAAACATTATTCACTCTTTTGAGTTGCAGCCTTTGCACCAATCATCACGCCAGATCCACCTAATGTGGTAGCTAGCCCCATGCCTAATTTTTCCAAGTCAATCTCGGTGCCATGAAACGCGGCAAATAGTGCAATACCTAAAAAACCAATAACGCAAATTACTGCACAAAAACGTGCAGCGCAGTATGTCTGGTTGTCGTCTTCGGTAAGGATGTCTTTAAACAGTTTCATTTTTGGTTACCTGCTAGTAGCGCAACTACCACAGCGATAAGTTGCATGGTCCATTGCCGCGTGTCCCCTGTGGACAAACATGGTATCCAGTCTAATATACAGATTGATCCGATAGTTGCTGATACGCCCACAACATAAACTAATAACCAGATCAAAACTTGTCTGTAGTTATTGCTGTTCATTTAATTTGGCTTGGTGGCAAAGTAGTGGCTTATAAAGCCAACAAACGAGCTCAATGCAGAGACCACCATCATGCCTGCCCACATACCGCCTTTAGATTTATTTGCCAACTCACAAAGTTGCTCAACTGATTTTTCGAGTTTGTCGATCTTTTTCTCAAGCGAATCAACCGTTGCAACAAGTTGACCATACTTAAATATGTCGATTTGGTTATCGTGGTCCATTTAATTAGCCAATCAATGCTGTTACTTCAGCTTGTGTTAGTCCTAATGCTGTTAGTTTAGCTAGTGCAGAAGCCTTTGCATCTTTAGCGTTGATGATGCGGTACTGATTACCCCCAAAAGCACTGTTCGAGTTGACTTGAACGGCTGTGGGCGCTGAGGTAGCAGCCGTAAGCACTACGGTGTTACCTAACGGAGTGAAGGCTGCGGATACGCTCATTGTACGGTTTCTTCCTTTTGTTCTGGTGCAGGTACTTGTGGATCTGCCTGATTCTTAATGTTTGCTAACAAATTCCATGCACCTGTTTTGGTCGGTAATTCACCTAACATTTGCAAAATGTAGTTCACTTCGTTAACAGACAATTCCAGTTTAATTGTTACATCTTCCATTTATATCCCCTTACGGTTGTTAAAA